GTTATTCTAGCCATTATCTTCTTCCATCTGGTCTGACATCTACTCGTAAAGTTCCATAACGCCACGTTTCACCGGTGCCATCATTTTCAATTTTAATTGCAAGTAATCTTCCTCTCGCTCTAGTATCGACCTTATCAGTAGATGATGTAATTGTAAAGGGTCCTAATGGTGAACTTGTTGCAGATTGACTTGGATAATCATTTAATAATAAAGTTACTTTTGAATTACCTGTTAATACTTTAAAATCAGGTATAAATCGTTTCATAGACATAATAAATTCTCCATCACCTCTAAAGTCTGCCATTCCTGTTGATTGACCCGTAATATCTCTTGTTGCAGATATATCAAAGTCTCCAGATTTAATAAAAGCATTAATAGATGTGGTGCCTGATGAATTGATTTGATCGGTTCCGGTTTCATGGGCATAGTAAGTTGATGCACCATAAATATTGGTTACACCTTGAATAGGAAAGTTAGGATATTCTGTTCTATTATATTGTGTTGCATATGGTAAATCAAATACCCCTTGATCAGCATAAGTGCTTCTTGCTAATGAAGAAGTGGTCCAACAATTTTCTGCAAAATTAAATGTAACACATCTATCAATTTGTTCTGAACCTGATTTTGGATAAAACCAATTTATTTCATTATATAAAGAATTATGTTCTGAATAAACAATTTCTGCAGAATTATAATTAATACCTAAATTATTTCCAGTTGTAGTAAACACAAAATCTTCTACTAAACATGGTATGGCTTTTACAGTACCGTCAAACATAAAGAATCCACCTTCACCTGACATCCAAAAAACAACCCCATTAGAATAACTCAATGCATGTTGACCAATCAATCCACAATTAGTACCGACTTGTCTAACTGAGAAAGTAAATGGTGGACCCACATATTGAATTACGTATGCAGAACTATCGGTTAATACTAATGTATAATCTTTACCAGATACAGCTCCAACAATTTTATTACCTTTGTCTAATCTAAATGTACCTGCAGTATTGGTCGCTGTAGGTTGATAGGTATTATAATCTTCTTGATTCGAAAATCTTATAAACATTGGGTCTTGAGTTGCGTTATCTCCAATCGTTGTTTCAGTTCCAAAATGAAATAAATGTCTATCTCTATCTGAGACCTGTGTTAATCTTGTTTTAGTTGGTGCACCAGACATTATGGTTGCTCTAATTGTTCTTGGATTAGATACTCCAGGATTCCATGTAAAAGTTCTTCCATCAAAAATAGTTGCAATTAATATTTGTCCAAAGTTATCGAGACTCCAGTTGCCTGGATCCAGGGTCACGTCACTAATTGTACGTTCAGTGCCCCATGTTGAATCACTCCAAACATATGTACCCCAACCATAACCTGCTGTTTGAAATACTGGACCTACAACTACATACGGAAGTATCCCTGCTGAACCTGTTCCAGAAGTAGTTCCTGCAGAATTAGTTGGCATAATAATTTCAAAAGTATTAGATGTGACATTAGCAATTTCAAAAGTATTGTTTGTAAAATCTGTTGTAGCATATCCAGAACCTGTCGGTACCGTCACAGTATCAAATGTAACATATCTTCCGTTTGATAAACCATGCGAAGTTTTATTAACAGTTACTGTTGGTGAACCGGTTGAAGCATCAAAATCAGCTCCTGTAATAGCTGTATCTAATGGAGTAATGTCATAAAAGTCATCTCCGTAATATAAAAACAATCCTTGTGACGTACCTATCGCTGCGTACTTTTCACCTGCTAAAGATGTCCAAGTATGTTGTGAACGTGCAGCTCCTGGAAGAGTTTCAGATTGAGTAGTTAATTGATTCCAACCACCTATTTTTTCAGGTAATCCATATCTAAATCTAACAAAATCACCATCGACCCATTGAGACTCGGCTCCGGAATCCGTGATCATCTTGTTAAAACCAGGCTTGAAATTTAATTTTTGTAGCATATAATGATTATACAATAAAAGTATTATAAAATACAGTAAGAATATATTAGTAAAAATGATACATCAACCAGTTTTTTCGACGATCATTAGTATAGCCTCATATGAAAATAATGAAGAAGAAGCTGAAAAATTAACTCCATATTGTCTAAATTTAGAGAAAACAAAAAGAAAAGATATTAGAACAGATTGGATTTCAAAAAATACTTTTAATACATTAGGAACATTAGACATTGGAAAAGAAGATAAATTTAAAGATATTAATAACTGGGTTTTTGAACAAGTAGAAATATATAGAAAAACAGTAGGATACCTAAACCCTATGAAATATCAGCAAGGATGGTTTAATGTTTATAAAAAATATGACTTTCAAGAATATCATCATCACTCTAAATGTTTTATATCTGCTATTTATTTTTTAAATTCTAATGAAAATAACGCAAAAGTATTTTTTAAATCACCTACAAATATGATTGTTAATAGACCCAATCCAAATCAAGGTAATCCTTTTACTTGGGATAAAGTTATTTATAAACCAATTCAAGGAAACTTAATAATATTTCCTGCTCATTTAGAGCATTGCGTTGAACAGCAAGAAAATGATGATATAAGAATAAGTCTAGCTTATAATTTTGATTTATGTTTAGAAAATTAAACAATTTTACTTTATATACTGAAGTTTTTGATAAGGATGTTATAAAAGACTATTTTACTATTTTTCCAAAAAATCTACCAACTTATTTTAAAACAATACCACCTAAATTATTTGAACCTTCAATTGGAAAATTTTTAGAATCTCATAGAACTGTAAAGTCATGTTCTGGTTTTCTAAATTTATATAGACGATCCATGTTAATCAGTTCTCCTTTTGATATTGAAGTAATCTTTGATAAAAATAGAAAAGCAACTTGCATGTTTGGTAAAATGGGAACTAATCATAATTTTATGCATCAACATCCAGCATATCAGTATGCACAATATATTTCCTCTAATATAAATTTAGATTGTGTTTTAAAATTTAGTTTTGGTTGGTACATTGATTGTAAAGATGAAATGTTTTTAATACATTCTCCCACATGGCATTTTCCTAACACAAAAGTTATATCTGGTATTATTAATGGTCACGAACAATTAAATTTCTTTGTAAATGTATTTAATAATCAAAATCATATATTAATAAAACAAGGAGATCCTTTGTTTTTAATTACACCTTTGACAAATAAAAATTTTGAGTTAAACATACAAAATAGAAAAGAATTAAAATTTCAAAGGAGAAAAGGTGATTTCACTTTTACAAGCTTTAAAAAATATATTACAGAAACCGTTTTCAAAAGAAATTAAATTTTCTTTAATGGAAAAATATATAATTAATGGAATTAAAAATCAGTCTGATTTTTGGTTAGAACCTTTACCAGCAATGAAAAAAATACCTGAATGGTATAAAGAAATGAAAACTTATACTCAAGGTATAAACACACCTACTGTAAAAAAATGTCCTCCAGTTTTAGAAATGTATAAACATGGATACTATATTTTAAATTCGGTAGAGTTAAATATTTCTAGAATAGATGATTTTCAAGGTAAGATTGATTACAAAATAGACTATCCTCCAAATTATGGTGGGCCTGAGTTAATTGCTTATCATGCAAGACCACAAGTATGGAAGGTTCCCTTAATTGATCGTTGGAATACTAATCATGCTATGAAATATAATAATCCTTTTTTAATTAAAACACCTCCAGGATATTCTACCATGTTTTTAAATCCAACCATTAATGACATTAACGATGAATACTATGGATTTGAAGCTATAGTAGATACTGACAATTGGCACGAAGTTAATTTTCCTTTCATTATAAATTGGAGTAAAATACCTGTAGGTAAAGATTATATTTTAAAAAGAGGACATCCTATAATATTAGCCATACCTTTTAAAAGAACTAATTTTACTAGTGTTGTTAATTGGAAAGATAAAGATATGTTTAAAAGACATATGCATCAAACTACTAATAGAGGACAATTGTTTAGTAATTTTTATAAAAATTTAAGTGAAAGAATAAAATTTAAATAATGAAACCTCATTTGTTTGAAAAAGTTTTATGTCCTAAAGAATTGTATTGGTTATATACAGAACTTTTAGCTACTCATGATTGGACTTTAAGTGCATTTGCAAGACCTTCTCCTGGAATAGATAGACAATTTCCTACTATTGGTAATATGCATATTCAACCAGGACATAGATGGTTTGATTATTTTCAAAGTTTAGTTTTTAGAATTAAACAAAAAGCAGATGAAAAAAAGATTGGTATGAATTATAATTTAGCTAGAGTATTTATTAATGCTACATTTGATCAATCTGTAACTAGATTACATGCTGATAATGATAAAGAAAAAGTTCACCATAGTCTTTTAGTCTTTTTAACACCTGTATGGCAAGATTCATGGTTAGGATCTTTTTGGGTAGATGGTCAAGAATATAAATTTAAACCAGGAAATATTGTTTATTTTAATTCTAATGAATTTCATGTAGGGGATAACCCTATCAAAGGTTGTCCTTGGATTCGCTTAACAGCTAATATTGTTTTAGAATAGTGAAAAGAGCTTACTATTATTTAGAAGAAAAATATTTAAAAGAATCAGCTGATTATATGGATAAACATTTAGATAATGTAGTTATTATAGATGATGATAGTAGAGCAAGAATATTAAATATAGCTTTAAATGAAATTAAATTAAAAGGTCTTCATTGTGAATTTGGAGTACACCAAGCTTTACAATTAAATTATTTAGCTAAAGCTAAACCTAATCAACATTGGTACGGATTTGATTCTTTTGAAGGATTACAAGAAAATTGGAAAGGTGGTTATTTTGGAAAAGGACATTTTTCTTTAAATGGTAAACTTCCTAAAGTAGAAAAAAATATTACTTTAATTAAAGGTTGGTTTAAAAATACTGTTAAAAAATTTGTATTAAATAATAAAGAAAACTTTGCATTTATTCTTATTGATTGTGATACCTATCAATCTACTAAAGATATATTAAATAATATTCCTAAAAATAAAATTAAAAAAGATACTATTATATATTTTGATGAATATTTTGGATATCCAGGTTGGAAACAAAATGAATATAAAGCTTGGCAAGAATATGTAAAAACTCATAATATAAAATATGAGTATTTAGCTTTTGGATTTATGCAGGCAGTAATAAAAATTAAATAATTAAGCGTTTTCTTTAAAACGTGAATGAAGTTCTGTAACCACACCATCTATTTCAATATTTAATTCTGGTGTAAATCTTATATTTTCTGGACTAGAACTTGCATGTTCAGTAGGAATGTTTCTTAACTTTTGTCTAAAAGCAATTAAATTTTCTTTTTCTCCAGTGTTGTATGGATAATCTTTAGCGATTATATATTGATCTAAATATCTTATAAAACTATTTCTCTCAGTTCTTACTCTTTCCCAAGTGTTATAACCTGGTTTTTCATAATAAGGTAATGCATTTATTCTATCTTCTTCAACTAAATTAGCTTCTGCATGATTAATTAAAGCTTGAAAGTCTTCTGGAATAGAAGTTATAATTTTATGAGGCGTTCCTACATCTAAATATTCTATCTCACCAGTATTGGTTTCAGTATCAAATCTTAGATAATTTATATCTTTGTTTAAATTAGGTGTATAGTCTGTAAACTGTTTTGATCTATTATTTATACTTACAGTCATGTCTTGTGGGCAAATTGAATATTTAGTCATATTAAGTCTTTATTATAAAATAGGTTGCTACAAAAGGTTGTTTAGGATCTATATTTCCACCTGTTGCACTATGGTTATGAGCTGATCCACTACCTTGGTTTGACCAAGTATAGTTCCCTTGATATCTCATAGTATTATTATTACTACCAAAACCAATACCATCAGATCCACCGCCAGGAGGTCCGTTGTGACTATGACTTGGTATAGTGTTTTGTGATAAAGAAGTATTTGCCGCTGTAATAGAAGCTTGTTGAGAATTTGCTCCCGCTGTAACACCTAAATTATTTGCACCTCCTCTACAAACTCTATCTTTAATATTAGGTACATTAAAAGTAGTTGAACCATTTCCAGATCCGTAAGTAGTTCCAATAACAGCAAATAAATCTGAGTAGGTGCTTCTAGAGACAGCCGCTCCATTACAATCTAAATAACCAGATGGAACAGAAGAAGTTGGCCAAGGAATAATAGTTCCTGTATCTACAAGAACAATACCTGTTAAATTAGCTCCGTCAAAGTCATATCTTGTATCTTCGTAAGTAGCCATTTAAACTCCTATACAACTGGTTTAGAAATAATTACTGATTTACTTCCATCATTTGCGGTTAGCATTACATCACCTTCATAAAAAGTAATATTTTTTGGTTGTTCAGCGGAATAAGTTGCTGGTAAATCTCTAAGTGATTGTCTGTAAGTTGCATACTCTGCGACTTTTTCAGCAGTTAAAGGTGAATCTTCAACTTGAGTCCAATCACTATCTCTTAAATACTGATCTCTATCTGCTTTTACTCTTTCCCAAGAATTAAACCATGCAGCTTCTTGATCTAAAATATCTTGCTTTTGTGCTGCGTGAGCATCAATAAATTTTTGAATATCTGATAATGTACAAGGACTGTGCGGAGTACCATCATTATATTCTATTTCACTTTGAGAAGAATTTTCACTATTATATTGATAAGCATGAATATTTGAAGGAACACTACTCCAACATGGTTGAGTTTCCATGTTTGTATATCCTTCTCCATCTATAACAACTGTTTTATCTGAAACTATTACTGAAACCTTCATTTTTTCTCCTACGTTTTAATTATATAATTTACATCAATACTAGGCTGTTGTAAAGAGACACTTGCAGCATTTATACCATGACCATGTGCACCGCCTCCACCTGTATTATTTGAACCTACTGCGCTTGTTGTCGGAGATTGGTTACCTCCACCTGCGTTTCTATCAGAACCACTTAGTGCTGTGCTGTGACTATGTGATGCCATTGTAGTGTTGCTAATAGTCGTATTTGCAGCATTTACACCAGAAATATTTGCGTTATTTGCTCCTCCCGTGGAACCAATATTTTTGGTATTTGATTTTCCTATTGGAAAATTAGCATTTAAATTAGGAACATTAAAAGTAGATGAACCATCTCCAGAGCCATAAGTTGTACCAATAACTCCAAATAAAGCAGAATAGGTGCTTCTAGACACCGCTGCTCCATTACAGTTTAAATATCCTGAAGGCGCAGAAGAAGTTGGCCAAGGAAGAATACTACCAGTATCAACTCCAATTAAACCTTGGATATTTCCACCATCAAAATCATATCTAGTTGCTTCGTATGTTGCCATTTTTTACCTTATGTTTTAATTATATAGTTAACTACTAAATATGGTTGTAAGGTAGAGACTGCATTTCCTGAATTCATACTATGACTATGCGCTCCACTACTTCCCGTATTACTACTATTAATGTTAGAACCAGCTCTAGTACATCTAGCACCACCACCTGTGTTCATGTTATAGTCAGCAGGATCTCCTCTACCATTAATGCTGTGAGTGTGACTTCCAATTTGTGCAACAGAAAGAGTGTGATTTGCTAATGATCCACCACTCATGGTTCTTGTATTAGCACCGCCAGTTAAACCAGGGCTTTCATTATTACTTACAGATTTAATAACATTGTCTTGTGTATTAGGAACATTAAAAGTTGTAGATCCATCTCCTGATCCATAAGTTGTGCCTATGACTGTAAATAAATTTGCATAAGTTGATCTTGAAACCGCTGCACCATTACAAGCAAGATACCCACTTGGTGTAGATGCAGTTGCCCAAGGTATTATTGTTCCTGTAGATAGACCTTGGATACCAGTAATAGCAGCACCATTGAAGTCATATTTTGTAGCTTCGTATGTAGCCATCTATTATTTCTCCTTATAGGTCCAGCCGGTAGTAGCGTCTCCTGAATATACTAATGTGAAACCAGCGCCTTGTGTATTGATCGTTAAGTCCGCTGCTAAATTTGTAATGTTAGAACCATTTCTTCCAACAGTTAATGCGTTTGTATTAAAATCATATCCTTGGTCAATAAATGAAACTTCATCACCTGCACTTGGAGAAGCAGGAAGAGTAATTGTAAATGCTCCACCATTTGTATTTGCTAAAATTTGTGCTCCAGGTTGAACTGTTTCAGCAGAAGTAATTGCTCTCCATACTTTTTCTTCAGAACCTTTATAAATATTTGTACCATCTGACCATAACTGATAAGTATGTCCTTCACATAAAGCAACACCTGAACCAGATGTAGTTTTAAAAGTTAAAGTGAAACCTGCATGATTGCAAGCATCTTGAATTGTATAAGTTTTTTCTATTGAATCTGGAATGGTAACATTAACGTTTGCAGCAAGTGTTCCAGTTAATTTAATAACTTCGTTCTTACCATCTGATACTGCACCGTTTGTAAATGTTAAAGCTCTACTAGCGTTAGTTACGTTGAACGCATCATAACCACCAATGGCTTGTTCAAGAATTAATAAGTTTGTATTTGTAATTTGTCCCCAAGTTCCAGAATTTTCTCCGGTTGCTTGAACAGTTAATTTTAAATTAGCCGATGTTGAGTTAGCCATAATTTTTTATTCTCCAGTTAATCTATTTTTATAAATTTTGACTGATAATGTCAATCTATAATTTTTATGCAGCTGTGTCAACTTCTGTCCAAGTAGGTGCTGTGCCTGTATTTACCTGGTTCCATATTAAAGTTCTATTAGTTCCTAAAGCAATTGTCAAGTTAATTCCGGTAGCAGATGTAGTAGCTTCTCCAATAACTGTAACGCCTCCAACACTACTAGACATAGCTATTCCAGTGACATCTATAAAGGATTCAGCTATTAAAGTACCTAATCCAAGACCTGCTCCAAAACCTTGTCCAACAACTGTTACATTAGCAGAACCTGCTATAACTGTACCAACTGCTAAATCTGCATCAAATCCAATACCTGTAACTTCAGCATCTGGAGAAGGGTCTACTATACCTTCTGCTGCAGTCATTGATTCACCAGTTACATCTACATTAGCTGTACCTGTAATTGCTGGAGAACCTA